ATGGCGTTAACTAAAACATTGAACAAATTGTTTCAATAAAATTGTTAATAACTTTGTTAATAACTTTCAAAAAAAAGTGTTAAAAAATTAGGTTTATTAAAAAAAAAGTCGTACATTAGTAAGGTAATAAGGGTTGAGAGTTTAACCGAATTAAAAATTAAAAAATAAGAAATATGAAAAAATCGATTGGTAAGTATGAGTTAGAGTTGACAGGTTCAATGGTAACGATTAAAGTGAATGGTGAACTGATGGGAACTAAAGAGGTTAATCCCAATGAGGCCGTTGATGGGTTTAATACCATTTACAAAACTTTAGAGAAAGTAACCTTATCAAAGATTTAACAATTTCTTAACATTAAAAGTTTGGAATTGTAAAATATATTCCGTACTTTAGTAGAGTAATAATTAGTAAGAGTAATAATTAAAAAGTAAAATTTATGAGTAACAAATCACAAAGAGCAGTATTTCTTCAGGCGAAGAAAAATGAGAATAAGGAAATCATCCTTATTGATTCCGCTGGAACGGAGTTCTTCGTTCCACAACTAAACGAAGTAGGTACATCACTATACAAAAGGTGTGTATCGGCGGCTAACAATCCAACTAAGTATTGTATCAAAGCCCGTATCAAAGGTAACCTTACCAATGGTTCTGTTGAGTTCAACAGAGTGCCAGGTGAGAAGTTCAATGGTTCTGAACCTGTAACTAACTTCAACAAACCTAATGGTGGTATTGAACAATATCAAATGAAACAAACACCAACTATGGAAGTTGCAGAAAAACCAATGGAAGAAGATTTCCTAAAGTTTATTCACTCTGAGGCTAATGGTTTGAAACCACAAATGTTGTTTATGAGTGAACTGAAGTGGAAGTATCTAATCAGAAACATCCTCAGAGGTAAAAATATTATGATGACCGGGCCTGCTGGTTGTGGTAAAACTATGGCGGCTAAGGCGGCGGCTAATTCGATTGATGGTTACAATATGGAAATCTTCAATTTAGGTTCAACGCAAGACCCTCGAGCTACTCTTATCGGAAATACTCAGTTCGATACTAAGAAGGGTACGGTCTTTTCACCATCACCTTTTGTGAAAGCTATCCAAACTCCAAACACCGTTATTGTTTTGGATGAGATTAGCAGGGCTCACCCTGAAGCTCACAACATTCTGATGACCGTATTGGATGCGGGACAGAGATACCTCAGATTGGATGAGGCGGCTGATTCGCCTGTTGTGAAAGTGGCTGATGGTGTTTCATTCATCGCTTCGGCTAACATCGGTAATGAGTACACATCGACTAGACAGTTGGATAGAGCTATCGTTGACCGATTCACAATCATCGAAATGGATACACTAACCATCGATGAAGAATCATCACTACTTCAGATGATGTATCCATCGGTTGATGAGACTGTTCTGAAGAGTGTGGCTAACATCACTACGATGACCAGAAACGATGTGAAGAAAGAAGTTCCTACTCTTTCAAACTCACTATCGACTAGAACGGCTGTTGAGATTGGTTCACTTCTTTACGATGGATTCAATCTGGCTGAGGCCGCTGAGATTACCATCTACCCATTGTTCGATGATGCAGGTGGAGCTCAATCAGAAAGAACTTACGTTAAACAATACGTTCAAAAGTTTGTTGGTTCTACAGATGAAGAAAACCTTTTCAATGTAGAAGATGATTCAACTGAAGATGTTGATATCTCCAACCCATTTTAATTATTAATTATTACTCATCAAATGACCTCCCACTAAATTAGTGGGGGGTTTATTTGGAAGTTATAAAATAATTTTGTATATTAGATAAAAATATTGAAATGAAAGATAATAAAGATATGTGTAAATTAGTAATCAACCTACTTAACGAAGATGGTTTCTTCGATAATGAGTGGATTGATGAACATAAGTTCAGGCCTCGCTTTTATAAAGCTACTGAGCATATAACGTATGAGGAAACCGAAGAATGTATAAATAGATTTATAGGGTTTGCCGAAGTCGTTAGTAGAGAGATTATTAAAGAGAATATCAATACTACTTTAGATGAATTAGAAAGTAAAGGATTGGTAAAAGAAGTTACTACAGAAGATGGTAACACTGGATTTGTATTAAATAAAGATTATAAGAATGAGTAAAGATTTAAAAGATGAGAATCTTATCCCTAAAGATTTTTGGGGTGAGTTATCGGAATCAGAAAAAGAAGCTATGGCTAAAGCATTTGATGAAGCCAACGAAGAATTTTCAAACTACGATGAGTGGGATGAAATGGATGAAGCGTATTTCTCCCATTTAAGAGAACGTTTCGGAAAGGGGCCCGATGAGATTGGTCCTCGAATATGGAAGTCGTATCAGAATAGAATGATACCAATGCAACTAATGGTTATTCCAGCAGGCAGACAGCATGATGGAGAAACAATGGTTCAATGGTTTCATACTATTGTAGAAGATATGCAGTTGGGTGAATGTAATGGTGAATACGAACTAATTACAGAAACTCAATTATCAGAGAAGTATAACATTAATTTTAATAACTAAAAAAGTAAACATGAAGTATTACAAAGCTAAAGTAAAAGTTATCACACAAGATGACAAAGGTAGACAAAAGAAAAACGTAGAAGAATATTTAGTACACGCAGTATCGGTAACCGATGCAGAAACTAAAGTTCACGAAGAGTTTAAAAACGATTCAGTTGAGTTCGAAGTAACATCCGTACTTGAGACTAGAATCATAAAAGTTATAAGTTAAGTATATGATATCGTATAGCACTGGTGAAATTGTAATCGTATCTGTCTTTGGTAAAAACAAAGTAGGTACGGTTACCGAAAAACAAAAGACAGTTAAAGGGTATCGTTATATTGTTAAAACTGAAGATGGTGGGATAGTAGAAGATTTGTATGTTGATGACAATAGTGTAACATCGTTTATAGATAGCCGATTATCCAAATCATTTAAAAAACATTTAGAGAATGGAAATTGATAAAACAAAGTTCAAAAGATTAAAGAAGAAAGTTTTAAACACATATCCAAAAGCTTCAACACAAAGAACATCCGATGGAAAATTTTTCGTATCGGATGGTGTTGGGAATGGATTGCAGAAGGAGTATATGATACCACCACAAGCCACTGTAGCGGCTGCATGGTATTGGATGGCTGAAACTATGAGAGTTAATCAGAACATCGAAAGAACTCATCCTAAGAGAATGGACTTAAAATCATTTGAAGCTAAGTTCGCAAGAATTTCTAAAAGAAATCGTAAGTAATATAGTTTCATTAAAGTTTATTTTATATTTATTGACAAATAGTTAAATAATTAAAATATTCTTACAATGAAAAGATATTCAGGAAAACCGAGAGGTAGAGTAAATCAAGGTGGAGCAACCCACCAAAAAGATAGAGATAAACTAAAGCAGTTAGGAAAGAACTATAACTCAATTGATTTTGAAATGGGTTCTAATTTAACTGAAGCGAATTATAAAGATAAAAGCAGACCTATTGGAACGCTTGTTGTTGGGAATCAAAGAGTTGATTTGACATGGAGTGAGTGTAATAAAATCTTCACTACATTATTAGATGCACAACAAGTACATAGAAGAAAGATTCAATTAGGTATGTTTGATTAAAACAAACCAATGAAAGCATCCGACTTATTTAAGGAATTGGGAATGGGTGATGAAGAAATGAATGAAGCCCGTAGTTGGGTTAATTATAAACATTTCTCAGAAACTGTTCCTGATATTCTATCATTAAGTGAATATGTGGATACTGTTTATAAGAAAGCAGTTGAAACGGATGCCAAACCACACCAATGGTTTTCAGAAAGATATATGACCGAACGTTATATATCTTCTAACGTCAGTATTGAATCAGATTATATTCATAAGTTACAAGATAGAGTTATGATGTTAATTGATTCCGAACACCCACCACACATTCATAAATTCTTACAACTTTGTGTACAGATAGTTCAGAAAGATAAGAAAGCTTTAAGTAAAGATTGTTTAAAGTTTATGAACCTAATCCATAAGAGAAAGTATTAAACCCCAATATATATAATTAGATGAGCTTACACTATATAGAAGAACCATACAGACAAAAGATAATCGATATACTATCAACTGATGATACCGATGAAAGAAAATATCTTAATGTTAAATTGTATCTTATTAGTGAACCTTATTTCAAACACTTCACAAGCGAACCCGCTTGGCTAACTAAAGAGATTATTAAAGATTTTAAAAAGTAGGAGATGGAGATGGCTGAATCAACATATTGGGATGAATCGGAATTCAACTTTTTTGAAACGTTGGAAGATGAAGATAAATTGCTTTACCTATATGATTTAATGATTGGTGAGTTTTCCTATATGGAAATTCACAATGAAATGGAAGAGTTGGATAGGCAAGAAAAAGAATTGGGTGAGATGTTTAAGCAGTTAGGTGAGGCAGCTGCTGAAATGGATGATGAGGAAGAAGATAACGATATATGGGATTTCGAAACCGATAGGAACGAAGTTAAGATTGAGTTTGTAAAAGATGTAGATATGGATTACATCAAAATCATCGGACCAACCTTAGAAGTTTTATTGAAGGTGGCTAATGATTTAATGATGAATGGTATGATTCTAATGGATAAGAAAATAGAATTTACTAAATACGAACCTTGGCATGTAATTGTTACCTACAAACTAATCGGAAATGTTCCACCATTTTCAGTAAATTAGACAAATTGTCATACTATATCCTTACTTAACTGACATTTTGTCATACTATAACCTTACAAATCCCTTTGGTACACAATTGGTACTATAGTAATCAAAAGAAATTAATTGTTTAACTATAAAAAAGGGAATAAAATGATTTTAACAATGAATAACGCATGGAATTTAATGGATGAGTTCTTTGAACAACAACCTCGAAGAGATACTCGTAATATGAAAGTTGAAAATGATGTACTCACTATGGAGTTTGATGTACCTGGCTTATCCAAAAAAGATATCAATGTAAAGGTAGAAGATACAGTTCTTTCTATTGAAGGTGATAATGAAAAAAGAACATTCAATAAAAGATACAACATTCAAGAAGATTGGGATGTGGCTAAAACATCAGCCATTGTGAAGGATGGTGTGTTGACTGTATCGATTCCGAAGGTAGAAGAAAAGAAGGCTAAAGTAATTGAAGTATCCGTTAAGTAGTGTTCTGTAAAGAGGTTTTAAATATAGATAACACTTTATGGGTAGTACAAAGAAAGATTCGAATTACAGATAGACCTATCGTAGCTACGTGGAGAGAACACTTACGCTCTGATAAGGTATTTAAAAAAGAACCTTACTATTATTTTTGTGAAGAAGTTACGGATGTAGAGTGGGAAAATATTTAACAATTTCTTAACATAGGGGGCTTGTATAAGTCCCCTTTTTTTTGTATATTAGTAGTATAATAATAATTAAAAATTGTAACATATGAATTTAGGTTATGCGTGTATCAACATGACATTGGGTAAACAGAAACCCAAAATCACTACAAATCGTAGTATGATTAAAAAAACCTTTTTAGAAAAAGGTATCCCATACGCATCAGAGTTGGGGATTCAAAACGCCAGAGATTTAGTAGAGATTATCAAATGGAATCATCAGAATGGTATCAACTTCTTTAGGTTGAGTTCTGAGATATTTCCTTGGGCATCTGAATATGATTTCAAAGATATGCCACATTACCAACGGATATCTAATCTATTGTTGGGTGCTGGACATCTTGCTAAGAAATACAACCAACGTATCACAACCCATCCCGGCCCATTCAACGTATTGGTATCCCCGCGTGAGCATGTAGTAGAAAATACTATTACTGATTTATCTAATCACGGAGAGGTATTTGATATGATGGGTTTGAGTAGAACTCCTTACAACAAAATCAATATTCATTGTAATGGTGTATATGGTGATAAACAATCTGCTATGGATAGGTTCTGTAAGAACTTTGAGAGGTTGCCTGAATCCGTACAAACACGTTTGACTGTAGAAAACGATGATAAGGCTAGTATGTATTCAGTAAAAGATTTGATGTACATACATGAACGTATTGGTATTCCTATTGTATTCGATTATCACCACCACAAATTTTGTACTGGAGATTTATCAGAGGAAGAAGCACTGAAGTTAGCCGTTTCTACCTGGCCTAAAGATATTGTACCTGTAGTTCACTATTCAGAATCAAAAGCATTGCACGAAAGTAATGATAAACTGAAACCTCAAGCACACTCAGATTATATCTCTGAAGTTCCTAATACATATGGATTAGATGTAGATATTATGGTAGAAGCTAAAGCTAAAGAACTCTCTATCTTAGAGTACATTCAGGCGAAAGCATAGTATGGGTTTGAGCTTGTTTTAGTATTAATTATTATATTTTTAATACTTATTGTTATAGATTATTAGGTTGTCTTGCAAGCTAATACTTATTATATGAATAATAATATTTGTAATAAATACAAAACTCAAAGTTAATAAAACGTGAAAACAGGAAAAAATATGAGTATTGTTAAAAACTTTTTTTCTAAACGAACTTGGTTCGGATTCTTAATGGTGTTTTCTACACTATCTTTAGCAGGAACGGCAGCTTACTATTCTGTATTTGGATTAAGTTCATTGTTCGCTGGCGCTAAGTTTGAAGTTATCATAATGGCTTCGGCATTAGAGTTAGCTAAATTAATCGTTGCATCATATCTACATAACCATTGGAAGAAATTAGGATGGATGTTGAAATCCTATCTTACATTAGGTGTGGGTATCTTAATGATTATAACCTCAGCAGGTATATATGGATTCCTTACATCAGCATACCAAACTACTGCCGACCAATTAACTATCGTAGATAAACAAGTAGCTGTAGTTGAAATGAAAAGAGATAGATTCTCTGAATCATTAGAAGGATACAAAATAGAAAGAGTTCAACTTAGTGAATCTATATCAGAACTTACAAAAGGTTTATCAAATAACACTATCCAATATAAAGATAAAGAAACTGGTGAAATCATCACCACAACCTCATCATCTACTCGTAGAGTTTTAAACGCACAATTAGATGATATGAAGGAACAACGAAATAGTGTTTCGATTAAGATGGAAGCAGTTACCGATTCTATTACAAAATTAGAGTTACAGATTTTAGATTTAGAATCCAACAACGAAGTAGCGGCAGAGATTGGCCCACTTAGATATATGGCTAACATTACAGGTAAGTCAATGGATGTGATTGTGAATTGGTTTACTCTAATGATTGTATTCGTATTCGACCCGATGGCAATAGCTATGGTAATCGCAGTAAACAAATACTTTGGTAGAAAAGAAGAAGATGATTTAGATGATTATTTCACACAAAGAAATAAAATGATGTACAAACATACAATGATGAATGGTGAGAATCATAAGAAAATGAAAGATAAACTTTCTCAAGAAGAAATGATTAAGAAGAATGAAGAGATTCTTGCTACACCAAAGTATGAAGTAGAAGATACTGCAGGAAATGTAGAGGTATATCCAAAAGAAGAAGAACGATTGGAGAAAAAAGAGTTCTTAGAAAAGTTAGATGAAGTAGAAAAATCTGTTAAGAAAAAAGATGAGAGAATCTATAATGAGTTTTCCAAACCATATTCAGATGGAACTTATATAGGTGAAACTGAAAAAGAAAGTTTAAATGATATCGATGAAGATGATATAAAAACTTATTAAAAGATTTGGTATTGTAAAAATAATTTCGTATATTTACATAAGTTTAACATAAAAAATAGTTACAAAAAGCATATGAGTGATTTATATAATGAAGGCAGAACATCTACGGCTGGTGATATAGAACCAAAGTATGATGTACAGAAAGTATCCGAAAGAGATAAACACTTTCAGGAGTTCAGAGAGTTTGATTATGGAATTGATATTGAATCAAACATTATCTTAGTACAAGATGAGATTAGTCAAGGTATGATATTCGATACAATATCGAAAGTTAGATTACTCAGAAAAATTAATCCAGAATTAAAATCAATCAATATCTTACTTAATTCACCCGGCGGTGATGTAGTAGAAACATTAGGATTGATTGATTACATCAGAACCATAAAGAAAGATGATGATATTTCTACAAACATTATTTGTAGAGGTTCAGCTATGAGTGCTGCAGCATTACTATTAGCATGTGGTACAGGTCTTAGAGCAGCATCTAAACACTCTAAGATTATGGTTCACCAATTATCAACAATGAATTTTGGAAAGTTAGAAGATATTAAATCAAACGCTAAGTTCGCAGAACAATTAGAAGATGATTGTAATAACCTTATGGAAGAAACCACAAAAAAAGATAAGAAGTTTTGGAAAGAAAATCAAAGAAGTGATTACTTCTTATCAGCAGAAGAAGCATTAGAATTAGGAATAATAGATAAAATAGTTTAAGTTATGGAATATAATTACAGACCCTTAGGGGATAGAGTAGTAGTAGAGATACTCAAAAGACACGATGAAAAAACCAAAGGTGGTTTATACAAACCATCAGGTTCAGATACCACAATGATGGGTAAAGTAGTTGCAGTTGGTAGTGGATTGTTTACACAAAGTGGTGTATCAATACCAATGAGCACTAAGGTTGGGGATATAGTTCTATTAGATGGAACTGGATTCAAACATAAGAATGGTGGTAAAACGTATAACATTTATAGAGAGAGTGAATTCTTATCTATATTAGATGAAGTGTAAGTGTCTGATAATCAATCAGTTACACTATCACTATCATCACAACACATTGATAATCAATTAGTTAACAATTAAAAATTAAATTATGGTACACATTTTAGATGAAAATCAAATCAAAGAGAACTACGAAAAGTTCAGAAAATTAATTAATCAAACATTTACAGGTGAGAGGTTAGAAGCTCTTAACAAGATGTACGACCATCTTGAAGATAGAATCATTCTTACTCCTGCCTCATCAACCGAACACTTCCACAACGCATTTGCTGGTGGATACATTGACCACGTATTAAGAGTTACTCTAAACGCAGTTAAGGTATTCGATTTACATACTGAGTTAGGAATCGGAGATGGTGGATACGATAAGGAAACTGTAATCTTCACAGCCCTTCACCACGACTTAGGTAAAGTTGGTAACGCTGATGAGAGTTGGTATATCCCAAATGATTCACAATGGCATGTTGAGAATCAAGGAAAGATTTACAAAACTAATCCATCAATGCATTGGATGAATTTGAATGATAGAACATTTTGGATGTTGAACCATTTCGGAATTAAAATCTCAGAGGTTGAATACTTAGGTATCAAACTTACTGATGGATTGTACGATGATTCCAATAAAGAGTATTATATCGCATATAATAAAGATAACGCACTAAAGACTGGACTACCATTTGTAATGCATCAAGCTGATATTATGGCAGCTAGATTCGAAAACGAAAGATGGATGAAGATGAAGCAAGGTGAAGTTACTACAAAGAATGTAGGTGGTAGACCAACTAAGAAAGCAAAATTAGAAAATGTAAAAATGCCAGAGAAGATTGATTTTAAATCTATCTTTGGTGAAGTAGAAGAGGCCTAATATGGAACTAATACAACACATAGTTTTACCATTAGTAATAATATCAATCTTACTTTATATAGTTTGGAACTTACTTCGTAAGGTTGAAAAGTTAGAAGATGGTATAGAAGAATCTGATAAAGTAATTGAATCAGTAGCTACCTCTGTTGATAGAGCATTAGCTCGAATGAGAGAGGTAGATAGAGTTGGTTCGTTTGAAGCAGATGATGAAAGCGGGTTTGTATATAAAGAAATACAATCTGCATTAGATAAGTTAAATAATGAAATAAATCCGAATGCCTAAAAAAAGAAGAAAAAGGAGTAAAAGATATTTTACCAAAATCACCGAAATCGCAATAAATGCATATAATGGTTGTGATGATAACCAACTAAAGAACAAAATCTATAACAGATTCATTCATTATCCGTTTGATAAGTTAGCTGAAAATGTAATTCATACATACAAAACATATTACTTTGATGTACCATATGAAGATGTAAAGGCGAGTGTAGTTGCGTTTCTGAATGAAAAGATTCATAAGTTCAATGGTGAGAATGGTAGAGCGTTCTCCTATTTCACAGTAGTTGCAAGAAACTATTTATTCAATGAGAATAATGCAAACTATGCTAGGATGAAATCAAAAGAAAAGGTAGCGGCAATTGATACATCTCGTAATATCGTAAATGAGATTGTAGACCAAAACAACAAAGAAGCAAAATCAGATTTCATAGACCATTATACAAAATATATAGATTATCATTTATATGAATTGTTTTTAAAAGATAGGGATAGGGCGATTGCAGATTCAATAAATGAATTATTTAAGAACAGATATGATTTATATTCGTATAACAAAAAAGCACTCTACATACTTATTAGAGAGAGAACAGGAGTACATACTCAATATATAACTAAAGTAGTTGGTAAATTAAAAGGTATTTATGTAGAGTTGTACACCGAATACAATCAGAAGGGATTTTTATCCCTTAAATATAAACTAAAGGATAGTAATGGATAAGGATACTGAATTATTTAAAGGGAAAACGTTTTCTGATATCATGTCTGATGTTTACCATAATTCTAAAAAGAAGGATAGGCAACTAAAACTTCTTATAGCACAATTAGAACCATTGGTAAAGAACCTACAAGATGCTACAGTAATTGTTCCTTTGATAAAAGAGTATATGGAAGTGGCTGTAAAAAACGATGACCAGATTGTTAAATTAGCAGCGATTGTTCAACGTATGATGAAGGATGCAAACTCAGGCGATGATGGTGGATTCGGATTAACCGAAGAAGAAAAGAAACAATTAATTTTAAATGCTGAAGCAATCGATAAATCAATCGAAACCTTAAATTCAGAAGAGGGAGATGATTAATGGGTGGTACTATTGAAATAATAACGGTACAAAATATAACCCTTAAAGATGATGATATCAATGAGGTACATTCAATTCAGGGGTTTAATCAAAAAACTGTAAATCAACAAATAACTGCATATCCATTCGATATGTCTATAAGACGGATTCCTTTGATTGGTGAATCCGTTGTTTGCTTTATGGGTACGGAAGCTGAAGCTGCACCAACTCAGAGGCAATCAAACAGAACATATTACTATATGAATCCTGTTTCCATTCAAAAGAATCCTCACAATAACGCATTAGTAAATTCAAAAACATCAGTATCTTCACAAAACAATGCTGGGAGTTATAATAGTGCAGCCGCAGGAAACCCAAATGTTAGTAGTGGTGATTCTGAAGCAGATTTAGGTAAAGGGTTTTCGGAAAGAGATGATGTTGGTACTGTACAACCATTTATCGGTGATGTTCTTTTAGAAGGTAGATTTGGGCATTCAATGAGATTCGGGTATACTCCAAATGGTAGTGATACAACTCAAACACCATCGTGGAGTTCTTCAACTGATAACGACCCAATCACAATTATATCTAATGGTAGAAAGAGTGGTGGTTCTTACAATAAATTTATTATAGAAGATGTGAATGATGACCTTTCATCTATATGGTTGGGTTCATCACAAAAGATAAAACTAACGCCAGCTCAAACTGGTATTGGTGGGGCAGATAATCCATCATCGTATTCGAATCCTTCGATAGTAATGAATTCAGATAGAATATTTTTAAATGCTAGAAACGAAAGTGTTATTATAGCAGCAAAAAAAGATATTATAAATGCAACGCCGGGATGGCAAATGGAAATGGATAAACTATTTACTTTGATAGAGAAGTTAGCAAGTGAGTTAAAAGATTTAACATCAGCCGCAGCAACTTACGCAACTGGAGTCGGACCTACAGGCCCGGCTACTAATGCTGGAAAAGTTGCATCTATACTTAGTGATATAAAAGCAATGAAACAATAATATTATGCCCGCACTTTGGCCAACATTTATACCAGTAGTAGGTGGTTACTTAAACTCAGCAACCGAAGGAAAAACTGAAGAAGAAACCGCAGAGAAGATAGCATCGGAATATCACAAAGCAGTTAAAACTGCTCAAACAGTTCTTCATGTCAATCTACCATCAGTTCAAGCACCATATCAACCAATCAAATTGGGTATCTTAAAAACTCTAAACGATATAAAAGATTCCGAAGGTAGACCTAAGTTGAACCATTTTACGGATTGGGCAAACGCAACATCACAATATTGGTTAGCAACAACAATGTCCCAAACTCCATTTCATCCATTGAATATGGCAGCATCTACAGGAACTGCAGGAATACCAGCGCCAATAACTCACATCATAAATAATGGTGGGGCGGTAGCACCACTTAAAGCGGGGTTGTTAGCAGCATTTACTCACCCACCATCACCAGTACCATTTGGAATTCCATTTGCTACTAAATTAGTAGCGGCATTTACTGCTCACTTAATGACAGTAGGTGGATTACAAACTGAATTTGTAACAAGTGGTTCACCTCTAACACCAATTCCTATCGGGCCAATTTCACAACCTTGGATTGGAATGGTGTAAAAAGAAAGTTTTTAATATTTATATATAAAGTAGAAAATTATGAAGGCAAAAGATTTAGCACAATTATTAGAAGTAATCGTAAGAAAGGTAGTTCGTGAAGAACTAAAACCTATGCTTAAAGAGATTAAGAGCAACAGACCAAAACACACTATTACTGAATTGAATGGTGGTGGAAAAAAGGGTGTTGTAAAAGACCCTACTGATTTAGATTTAAAAGAAATATTTGGTAGAGAGGTAGTGGAAAATAAAAAAACATCTAAACCAAAAACATTTGTTAAGAATCCAATGTTAAATGAAATGTTAAATCAAACAATGAATGATGGCGAATGGAGAACTATGGATTCTCAATTTGGGTCTAATCAAGCACAACGATGGGTGGATAATGGTTCTACCTCAGCAGCACCAACACAAGATATCGATGGTAGACCTGTTGATACATCTAACCCTGAAGTGGCTAATGTGATGGGTGCAATAACAAAAGATTATTCTCAATTGATGAAAGCGATTGATAAGAAAAAGGGAAGATAATTAAATGGCTAAACCTAGAAAAGAATATTTCTACAATCCAATAGATTTTAAACCTGATGTTGCCGTTGGGGTAAAATTACCATTTGGTAAACCCAAAGGATTATTTGCTCAAAGTTACACAACTGAAGAGCAAGCAATATCTAATTTAAAGAATCTATTATTGACTAGAAAAGGTGAAAGACCATTTCAACCTTTGTTTGGTTCGGATGTATATTCTCAACTCTTTGAAAATATTGACTCTAATCTAAACGAAAGAGTTTCACAAACGTTATCAGAAGATATCAAATTTTGGTTACCTTATATAGTTATTGACAATATAGATATTGAAACAGAACCTGATAGAAATTTCCTTAGAATAGAATTAAGGTTCAGAGTTACAGAGCAAGGTGCAAACCAACAAATAATATTATTTGTAGATTCAGCTGGAAGTACAATAGAATAGGTTTAAGATATGGCAAACAAAAAGAAATCAGATTTAGTACAAAAGGATGTATCGTTAATCGGTAGAGATTTTGGTGAATTTAGAAAAAACTTAATTGAGTTTTCTAAAAACTATTTCCCAAACACCTACAATGATTTTAACGAATCATCTCCTGGTATGATGTTTATGGAAATGGCATCATATGTAGGCGATGTATTATCATTTTATACAGATACACAATTAAGAGAATCACTATTAACTACGGCAGAAGAAAATGCAAACCTATTTAATATTGTAAACTCATTAGGATATAAACCAAAAAATATTATACCTGCATCGGTAACATTGGATGTATTCCAATTAGTACCTGCGATTGGAAGTGGTGATAATGTAAAACCTGATTTTACATACGCTATGAGTTTATCGGAAGGTATGATTGTTGGTTCAACAGATTTTTCAGATGTAGAGTTCACAACAGTTGGTTCAGTTGATTTTGCATTCTCTTCTTCATTTGATGCTACTGAAGTATCAGTTTATCAAATTGATGAAAATACAAACGAACCTGTATATTACCTACTAAAGAAAAAGATAAAAGCTACAAGTGGTAAAGAAAAAACAAGAGAGTATAGATTTACGAATCCTAAGATTTATGATAAAATTAAATTAGAAGATGAACAACTAATAAGAGTTAAATCAATCGTAGATTCCGACGGGGATGTTTGGACAAGAGTTCCGTACTTAGCACAAGATACTGTATTTGAACAAATAGATAATAACGAAGAGAACTCAACTATGTTACATAAGTATAGTGGTGATACACCTTACTTATTAGAATTAAATAGAGTTCCTAAAAGATATGTAACAAATTTTGAAGATAATGGTATCTTAACAATTCAGTTTGGTGCGGGTATCTCATCAAATGCCGATGAAGAAATAATTCCTAATCCCGATAATGTAGGTTCAGCACTTTATACAGAGCATCAGAATTTAGATTCATCATTAGACCCATCAAACTTTTTATACACAAAAACGTATGGAGTAGCTCCACAAAACACAACATTAACTGTTAAGTATATTGTTGGTAATGGTATTGCAGATAATGTACCTGCTAAAGATTTAACAAACGTATTATCAAGTACAACTACATTAAAGAATGAAATAAATCTTAGTAAGGATGTTGTATCTTTTGTTAGAGCATCGTTAGCTTGTACAAATCCAAACGCAGCTGTAGGTGGTAAAACTACAGAAACTCAAGAAGAAATTAGACAGAATGCTATGGCATTTTTCGCAGCACAAAATAGAACTGTAACTAGAGAAGATTATGTAATGAGATGTTACGCTCTTCCACCACAATTTGGTTCAGTAGCAAAAGCATATTTACAACAAGATTACCAAACAGAACATTCTAAGGTAGATGGGCAATTCATAAATACTGAAATCCCCAACCCATTAGCATTGAACTTATACACTTGTGGATATGATAATAACAAAAATTTAAGAGCTTTAAACGCTGCCACTAAGTATAATTTAAAAAACTATATATCGTATCATAGATTGTTAACAGATGCGGTTAACATTAAAGATGCACATATAGTTAATATTGGTATCAACTTTGAAATCATTGTTATGCCTGAATACAATTCCAACGAAGTTTTATTAAGAGCGATTGATAGATTAAGAGATTATTTTAATATAGATAATTGGAGAATCAACGAACCAATTAATTTATCTAAACTATATGTTGAGATTGATAAAGTAGATGGAGTACAAACTGTAGTAAGACCCGATAAAGATGGGAAGGGTGGATTGCAAGTTGTAAATAAATTTAATGGTAACTATTCACCAAACAAATATAGTATTATAAATGCAACTAAAGGTGGAATTATATTCCCACCAAGAGACCCATCTATATTTGAAGTGAAATACCCTAATCAAGATATTAGAGGACAGGTTGTAACACAACAATTCTAAACGAGGATATAGTATGATTTATAGAATATACGGCGAAAAGGATACTACGATTTACGAATTGAACAATCGTAAAAATCAGAACACTGGTTTGGATGAGGTGTTAGAAGTTACCAAGTTCTTCGATGAAGAAACAGAAACTGTACATATTGGTAATAGTCGAATCTTAACTAAGTTTGATTTATCAGAAATATCATCATCAACTGTAAATGGTGATATACCACTTACTGCAGAGTACCAACTAAACCTAACATCTACTGAAGCTAGAGAAGTATTAGGTGAATACTCATTAGAGGTATATCCAATTTCACAAAGTTGGTCAGAAGGAGCAGGTCAATTCTTTGATAATCCCATTACGCAGGTTGGTGGTACTTGGCAATATAGAGATGGTTCAAACCTATGGGGAGTATCAACAACGCAAGTTTTCAATGGTGAGGCTGTTGAAACAGCTCCAAAAAGTGGTGTTGTATTATATGAATCATTTGCAAATGGAAGCGGTTCAGCATTTTTAACACAATCAATAAACGATTTTAATGGTAACTCACCATTCACACTTATACAGAATCAGAAACTAATTATTTCTGCATCTAACTTCGCAGGAACTACATTAGTATTCCCAGCGTATCTTGAAAGTGGTACTGATTATGGAGTACAATTTCAGATAGACCCATCATCATTTGATGATGTAGCATTTAGAATCAAAACACCAAGTGGTGTTGTTAAAACCGAAGGTGATTACGAAGGTATGGTTGGTGCTATAAAGACCGCATCAACTCAATCATTTGATTTAGCCTCAACTGAAACGGGTGAGCATGAGTTAAGATTTACTTTCTTTGATGGAAGTGGTGATGGTACTACTACAACAGGTTCTTTTGATGAAGTATATGTTTATCAAAAAGAAGGAAACCTAATTAAGTGGGAAACGTTTACTCAAAACGAAGGTGATTTCAAATTGAGAAATAGAGTAAATGAAGAGATAACTTCTAACGTTAGAATGTTCGCATCAGAATCTAAATTAAATTTATACGCTACTGATGGTGGAGCGGATGCACAAATATCAGTACCTCTACAATCTGGATTAAATTACCAACTAACATCATCTATAAATGTAGGTGATTTTGATTCAATAGAATTTACATTATATGATACTAACGGATTACCATTGAGAAGTGGGATAACAAACTTAACATCATCATATACAACTTCAGCAACTCAATCTATATCTTTTACCCCACCGAGTAAAGGTGATTATATATTTGCATATACATACTTCAATGCTACATCGGATGGTGGTACAGGTTCAATGGATAATTGGAAATTAACATATTCCGGTACATTAAACAAACGACCAATTTCAGAAGCAGGTTGGTTGAAAAATTCAGGTGGGGCTACTTGGTACACCTCATCAGCTGATAATACAAAATATTCTCAAACATTTAATAAATCTACATCAGATTTGAATGTAAATGTAACAAAATATGTAACGGATATACTTAAACAAACAAGACCTAACGATGGGTTTATTATTAAACGAGGTTCTACTGAAGAAAGTGGTTCTATTAAATATGGTTCATCGAAGTTCTTTTCAAATGATACTCATACAATATACGTTCCTACATTAGAAGTTAAGTGGGATGATTCATCATTCGTAACAGGTTCACTAACAGAACTAACAGAAGATGATATTACATTATATATGAAGAATCTTAAAACCGAATATAAAGAATTATCAAGAGCTAAATTAAGAGTTGTTGGTAGAGAAACATATCCTCAAAGAAGTTTTACGAACTCAGCACCATATAACCAAATTAAATATCTACCCGCAACTACTTATTACCAGGTTAGGGATGTAGAAACAAATTTAGTATTGATTCCATTCGATACAACTTACACAAAGGTTAGTTGTGATTCAACTGGAAATTTCTTTGATTTTAGATTTAATACATTACAACCTGAAAGATTTTATCAATTCGAATTTAGAGTTGACCGAAGTGGTAATCAACAATATTTCGATGGGTTCGTATTTAAAGTGGTTAGATAATGGCAGATATAAACATAACAACAGAGCAAGAACAAATTCAATTACGTGAAATAAGACGTAATAGTTCTAATCAAATAATATCATATACTTTGGCAGATGATTCTGATAAAGATTATGGGTATCACAAAGTACCTGCTATTACGGCTAAATACTATAGAACTGAATATGATAGAACCATAGACCAATTATCTAATGAATTGGTTAACCCATTACCAGATGTTCCATTGGAAATAGTAAATCAAAATTTTATAGATGAGGCTAACATGTACAGAGTTAGTAATTCAAATCAATTAATATCCATAAGACAAGCGGTGGATGTAGAAGAAGAAGATGTGTTTAGTGGATTATATGAAATGACTGATGCTGGTCCTTGGAAGAGAAGGCAGAAAACAGCGGCAGGAAATGTTCACTACTTCCCTATTGAAAATGAGTACACCAGCGGCCAGGTCGATTATCAAGACAATGCTATGGGTGGAAAAGGGTTCAGGCCTGTTCCTTGGGATAAAGCATCAAGAGGACCTCAGTTGGAAAGTAATGGTGGATATAGAATTACAAAAGAATTAATCGATAGTGGAAGAAGTTTAAAACTGGTAGCTAGTTTTGGTGTAGCTAATGAAAAGAATGAGACACATACGTTTAAGTTTTACTTTACTAGAGAACGAATTAGTATTGTTAATGGAAGAAAGGTACGAAGTAACCAAGTTCACAGACCAATGCAAGGTAGTAATATAATAGTTGATAATGTAGTTGAATTTTCAGTACCATCAGGCGATTATCCATTCCTTACATTTGAATTAGATGTTGAGAACGCAGCTAATACTATGCAGGAAGATGATTTATGGTATGTTCAAGCTGCGGCATCGGCTACAAACCCAATCTATTGGTATGGTGATAAATCATATTTTGAAGTAATCGCATATACTCAAGATACACCACCAATACCAGTTCCAAATAGTACGACTGGTGGTGCTAGTATAACAAATGGATTTATACCAAACCAACAAGCAGAAGCAGAAAGTAGTAGCGCAGGTAGATAACGGATTAGGATATGGCAATAGATAGATTTCAAAATAAAGATATAGTGGTTTCCTCAAAGGTGCCTGTTGAAAGTGTCTTAACATATTCATTAGAAGATTATGCTAATCTAAAATATGATTTGGTTAAACTTCAAATGAACAACTTCTCAGCTGGATGTAGATTGGAAACACATATTTACTCCGCAGATAAGTTGATGAGCTCTGAAGATGCAGGAGTTTTAAATTATGCATTAAATACATCTGCAGATGATGTTGATGTAGATATCCTAATACAACCTGAAAAGGATGTAAGAAATACAGAGTTAGAATCAGGATATTACAGTATAGTTTACAACTTTGTACAAAGCGTATCCCCATCACTAAAGGTAAAAAATATTAGTGCGGATGGTACTGAGATAGAGTTAGAATTAGAAAATCCAAATGGTACTAGCATATTAGATAATCTGTATATGTTAAATCAACAATCAGTTGATAAAAAATTAAACTTAGGATTAAACTTTGGTAATAACAACATATCAATGATATCCGATATGGACTTTTCTAACAATCCAAGAGTTGGAGAGGCAACACCTAATATACCACATCCAAGAGATACACAAGCAGGTGAAACTACATTCTTCTCACCATCTGGCGACCAAAGAGATGATAACCTTTGGATTGAATTTTTTGAGGCTAAGAAACCCAATCCATTCGGACCAGCATTTAGTAACTCCCCAGTATATTATTCTACTGGTAGAGCTGCTAAGGCAAACTTAGTAAGACAAGAAGATGGTAGTGTACAATATGAGTTAGAAAAGGATGGTAATGGTGATGTAGATTATTACTACCACACTGGTATAGCAACAAATACAATTCCAGAAGATAGAAGAGTAGATTTACCACCTGGACCATACTTCAATCAAGAACCTAGAAGTAACTATACAAAGAGGCGGTCAACTATACAAAAATCTACTAAAGTAAGATACTACAATTCTAACTTATTATTATCAGAATTAAAAAATGTAATAGTTAAATTATATAAACCTCTACCAGATGGATTATCTCCATACAATTGTCAGATTGATGAAATAAAAAGAGAATCTTATATTGAAAGAGTATTGGTATATGATTTTGAAAAAGCAGAAGAACAACCAAACTTTTCTGCACCTAACTTCAAAATTGATTTAGGTAATTATGGAAAATCACAAGGTACTGATTTAAAAAGTTGGAATGATTTATTAGATGCAAATCTATCAACATCTCAACAAATAGTAGATAAATACATTAGTGGTTCGTTTGGTACTATACCATTGAACTTAGATTACACTCATTTCAAAAGTTTTGTTAAATATTCATCGGCTGTTGAGAGGGTTAATAATTTAAGATATAAATTAGAGCTTATTGAATCGTATGATAAGAGAATATCTACACTATCATCAGTTAGTGGTTCGGATGCAGAAACAAATATAACTCAAACTACTAATCGTAAAAATAGTGTGATAAGTGGGTTTGATGGTTGGGAACGATGGATGTATCAGGAATCAACTGGTTCACTTTATACTCATTATAGTTCATCCAACTACGCTATAGAACCTTGGCCAAAACAATCTGTATATCCAAACAAATTATATAGTGTAACCTCATCACAAGCCATTAAAGCTTATAATGGTTTAATAGATTCGGCTAGTATTCACGACGCACTAAATGATGCAAGATTAACAAAAGTAGTACCTGCCTCAATCGTAGAGGACCCGTTAAACGCAGAATATGTTTTATTCGTAGATATGATTGGGCATCACTTTGATATTAGTTGGTCTTATATAAACGCATTAACATCCATCAATGAAAGGGAAGAGCATCCTTATGATGGTATGCCAAACGAACTTCTTTATGATGTAGCTAAATCTATGGGTTGGAAATTAACACATGGTAAAGATACATCTAACCTTTGGGAGTTCGGATTGGGAACTGATAAATTTGGTAATGTACCTAATAGTGGTTCGTTACCATCTAAATCACACGAACAAATTAACTATGAAGTATGGAGAAGGATTGTAAACAACATCCCATACCTTCTAAAAACAAAAGGTTCAGCTAGAGCAGTTAAAGCATTGATTGCTACATATGGTATTCCTTCTACGTTTTTATCAATTAGAGAATATGGTGGGCCTGTAATCGAACATGATGTAAGACCTTATTGGGAACACGATAGATTCGTTTACCATTTACGAATGGATAATAATAATTACATTGAAGTTCCTTGGGATAACATATCAGATATAAATCCTGTAACTTATGAAATTGATAGTAATACTCCTGGCGATGGTTCAACGATAACTAAAGTTGTTAAAGTAGACGGTGGGGTATATGAAATTGATAATGTATCACAACCAACCTTAATATTAGATGCAGGAAACACATATAAATTTGATGTAAGTGATTCATCAAATGGTTCACACCCATTTAGATTCCAAAAAGCATCCGATAATTCATCTTATACAACGGATGTTACTACAGTTGGAACTCAAGGACAGATGGGGGCATATGTTCAAATTGTAGTATCAAACTCAACTCCTGCTTTAAAATACTATTGTACTAATCATAGTGGTATGGGTGGTAATATTACAATCAATGTGGGTGGACCAAACCCAATTGATGTTATAGAGTTACAAGTTCAACAAAACTTAAACAGAGATACTGCCGTTATTCGTAAGGGTAGTGATTTCGCAGTATTGTTCGAATCTGCTAATGATAATGATTTTGATAGTACGACTGGTAATATACACTTTTACCTAAGTGGTAGTAATGGATACAAATCGGCATCAATATTAGATGTACCTATCTTTGATTCTAAAATGAGTACATTAATAGTTGAAAGAGATAAATCAGTAAATGATATTACTTCGGATAATGGTTATAAACTTCAATACAGAAGAAGTAAAAAAGATAGAATTACAGTAAGCCGTTCAGCTAGTATTTCAATTGATGGTTCAACGGAATCATCTTATAACGCAGCTTGGACTGGTAGTGGAGATGTACAATTTGGTAAAGCGTTTGGAACAATAAGTGGAGCTCCATCATTATGGGCTGATACAAATACAATGAGTGGTTCTATTCAAGAAATAAGATATTGGGCAAATACACTTAAAGATATCGTTATCGATGAACATACTTTATCAAGAGAATCTTATCATGGTAATTCGGTAACATCATCTTACTTTGATTTAAAGTTTAGATTCTTACCTGATTCTAATTTAAAAACAATTAATAATCCTGATTCACACCTATCACAACATCCTAATCAAAAAGTATCAACTACTCAATTAGGATACCCATTAACGGCATCGTTATTCAATTTTGAAAATGATGATTTGATTGGTGTAACAGAAGAATATTATACAAAAGTACCATCAGCTGGTGCTAACAACATTCTTAACAATAAAGTTAGAGTTGAAAAGAACGAACTTACAGGAATATTAGATTCGGAAGAAAGAAAAGAAAAATCACAATATGATTCAGCGCCAGTAGATTCTAATGTAGTGGGTGTTTACTTAGCGGCTACTAAAATGTACAACGATGATATTATAAATCATACGGGATATTTTGATATTGATGATTACATTGGTAATCCAGACCAAAGAAGTGGATACACCGAACAAAATGAAGAATTAGATTATGTTCGTAGACAGGTATTTAAAAAATACTCAAACAAAAACTTAATTAATAATACGATTGATATTCTTGCTAAATACGATATGTCGGTATTTGAACAAATCAGACAAACTATGCCCGCTAGAGTTGATTACAACTCAGGTATTTTAATTGAACCACATATCTTAGAAAGACCGAAAGCTAAATCGTTAACTAAGGTAACTCAGACAAGACCTATGTATGATGCACATATTGCTACTATGAATAGACCTATAAGTGCATCGAATCATTTGTTTGAAACAGAGATTACAAATTCATATAGTGTATCAGCTGAAAATATATTGTATGAGGGGGAGATTTCTCAATCATACTCAATGGAAGCTGAAACATTAGGTTATGAAGATACTGTAAATCTAAGAAACCTTTTTGTTATAACATCTCAAAAAGATGATGTAGAAGATGTTGGTAATCCAAAATTAGGTGATATGCACGAACCATCTAAATACAGATATGTGATTTTAAATTACAAAGATGGGGAGAATGTTGGTTATGGATTAAATTGGGCGACAGGTTCAAATGGATATTGGAATTATAGAGTTATTGGAACATCGGTAACTGGTAGTACACCATCTAAGTATGCTAGAAAGAAAAAGTTATTCTACTCATCAGCAGCATCGGCATCTATGAATCTTCCAAACTCATCATCATTAATACCAGCTGAAGTATCAACTGATAGTTTACCTTTAGCGGTTGAAAATTTAAGATACTTAGGTTGTAAGATGACTTCTGATTCTTTAACCACAAATTCTCCAGATACACCTGATGGTAAACCTGTAATTGAAATATTCAAAGCAGACCCTAATGTATTAATATACACATCGGAAACTGCAGCTGAAGGAAACTTAGATGTGGATACGGCAACCGGGTTGGATGTATTAGATACTGCCGAATTAGTTGTTAACGATGATATTTATTGGAAACTACTACAAGAGTATCGAAGAGAACTTAGAGAATTTAGACGTAAAGTAGAGAAGATGATTGAGATTGAAGATGCGAGAGCGGATGAGTTTGATTTAAGATACAAAAAAGAATTACAATTACGTGAAGCAGAATTGGTTAGAAGAAAAGAATTTGATATTAAAAATGGTTCATAAAAAATGGCAGTAAGAAGAAACATAAGATTTAGAGATAGAAGGGATTCGAGCAGATTAAACAATCTAATTGAAAATAGATTGAATGAACGTTTGTCTAAACCTCTAATAAAAGCACCTAAAGCTCCTAAAGAAGAATCAACTAAGATTTCAGAGATAATAAAACAACCTGAAGAGATAGTAAAGACTGGAAAGGTTTTAGAAGATAACAAAGTAATTGATTCTAATGATAAAGCTAGTACAAAGGAATTAATTGATTTAGTAAAACCGATATCTACTATTGATGATGGTAACGCCGAATCAATAATTAATGCTATAAAAAATCCAAAGGTAGCAGAGATTATAGCAGACCCAGTTCCAGATACAAAAGATTTTAACGAAGAAGATAGACGTAGAATCTTAATAGAGGAAAAGGAAAGAAGAGCAATTGAAGATGAACGATTCAGAAAGATTCAAGAAGCTTTTAACGATGAGATTGAAAGAAGAGAAACTTTCAAAAAAGAATTAGAACAAATGAAGTTAGAATTTGATTTGTATCTTAAAGAAAAGTATCCAGAAATCGTTGGTGAAAAAAATATAAAAGATTCTGATATAGAAAAAAGAAAAGAAGAAGTAAAACAGAAAGCCAAAGAAGTTAAAGAACGAAAAGAAAAGCTAAAACTAAATATGGTTAAGCGTGTTGAAGGGGAAAAGATTCGAAAGCAAAAAGAAATCAAAATGGTTACAAGTACAAAAACGGCAAGAAATGTTTCTACTTTTTTAGAAGAAGAGATAATTATAGAACAACAGGAGAAGAAAGATAGAAATCCTGAAATAGATGGTTTGAATGAAGTTCAAAAAATTATTAAAGAAGCGAATGAAATGGAAATCCGTATGGGTAGACCAATTGTTCCACATAGAGATATAGTAGAAAGTAATGAATCAGATTTTGATTCAGATACATCATCTAAATCAACGGACTTGTTAATCAAACCAAAGCAAGAATCACCTTTTGAAAACTATGAACAAAAAAGAGAGGTTTTAGAAGTATTAAGACAATCTATGAACAATCGTAATGGTGAAGATGATTTCATTGTTAAGATGGATAAAGATGATAGAAAGCGTGGCAGATAATAGAAAATTATAAAAGTTAGTGTAAAAATATTTTTTTTAATATTTATATAAGAAAACAAAATTGTAAAAGGGCAATAATATGGGATATTTAGATAATTCATCAATAACAGTAGACGCTATTCTTACGAAAAAGGGTAGAGAGTTATTGGCAAAAGGTAGAGACTTCTTTGTAATCAGTCAATTCGCATTGGCAGATGATGAAGTAGATTACGAACTATGGAATCCAGCACATCCGCTAGGTTCAGACTATTATGGAATCATAATTGAAAACATGCCGATAGTAGAGGCAGTAACAGATGAGAATTACTCATTAAGATATAAGTTGTTAACACTTCCAAAAAACACTATTAGAATCCCTATTATTCAATCTAACCCTAACGAAATAAGTTTAGAAGAAGGTGGACAACAACAAACTGTAACTCTTACTACTAAGAATGGTGGTAACGATACATTAGGATACACTGTTACATTACTTAACTCAGATGCAGCAAGTATCGTTGGTGATGGAAGTGGTATCGCAAATAATTCAGATACTGTTGGCGCTAACGAAGATAGAAGAAGTGTTACGGTTAGTACAAATAGCCGATTTACAATTACAACAAAAGTATTAGCAGATAATACTGATATATCAACGAAGATATTTGTTATTGGAAATGAAACGGGTGGACGTACGGAAATTGATTTAACTGTTACTAACAATCCTGATATTTCAGTAGGTAACACATTAGATTCAACATTATAAGGATAATTTAAAAGGGAATAAGATATGGCAATTTTACCAGCAGGTTCGTTTAATACATCAAAGAGAGTTTATACGGCATTAAAAGTAGGAGATGTTGTTGAGGGTGGTGTAGAAAAAGTGACCAGAGGTCTATGGAGTGGTAATGTAGGTACATTAACTACGTTCTTTACATCTTCGGCACAATCAGATACTCAGAAACAATATTATTATGAGATTTTCAATAAGATATCAACTGATGCTACATCAGAATCTCAGTTTTCAGTAACATACGGACACAATCAAGGTAGTGGTTCATTAGGTCAGAATGAAGATTCTCCATCTAATGCTATCTATTCTCAGTACGCACAAATCCTACTTCCAGATAATCAAAGAGTATTTAAGTTTAATAACACAACAACTCAGCAGATTTACGCAATCAATATGAACAGAGCTAGGTTGAAAGATAGACTTGACCCTGGTAACTTTGAACTTCACTTAGCTAAACTAACAGGAGCATCAACTCCAGCAATACATGGTGATGACTTAGTAATCTCATTAATTGATAATAGTGGTGATACTCAACAAGCAGCAACACAAATTGGTAGAGTATATAGCTTAGTTTCAGGTTCAATCCTAAACGGAGTTTTCAATTCAGCTATTGAGTATGGTTCTGTATATCCTGAGCAGGGTGTTATTATCCTAAACGCAGATAAGTTAGATTTAGCACAACTTAATTTTGGTACTGTTAAAACTTCAAACACAGATGGTGATAACGCATTTAGATTATTCACATCTATTAGTGGAGCAGCTGTAATTAACGCAAACAACGGATTTGCAGCAAGAAACGAAGAAAGAGTACAATCAACATTCTATTTCGTAAGAGCTAAAAATGGTGAGTATAATTTCTCAAATAATCCATCATATGTAACAGGTTCGAATGGTTCGTTTAGACAACCAACATTTGCTAACAATCCTAAATCGTACATTACAACTGTTGGATTGTATAATAGTACACAACAACTATTAGCAGTGGCTAAGTTATCTAAACCAATTCTAAAATCATTTTCAAATGAAGTATTGGTGAAAGTTAAGTTAGACTTTTAAATAATATTTTAAGAACGATAATGAACACGCATGGCAACAGCTTACAAACCAATCAATGGGGGTGGCATACAACTAAGACCATTCAACACCTATAAAAGATGGGTAGTTACTGATATAAATCAACGAACAGATTCATATCAGACATCCGTAATAAAAGGTATATCCCCAAACTTTGGTGAAAAAATAAATGTTTCGGAATCAATAAGTTTACCAGCGTACAGAGAAATTGACCAGATTGATAACTCTGATTCTTCCAATACAGATTTTTTAAAAATAAAACATCAAAAGGTTGTATGGTCAAGCCTTAACCAAATGTTTTTTAAACATAGACCTAGAGCTGAAAGAGATTTATACGCATCCGCATCTATATTCTCTATTCCTCAAAACAGATTAGGTGATGGTATAAGATGTAATACAATTGAAGTTATAGATTTTTCTATGACCTCATCTAATTGTGATTCCATAATTATAAAAGATAAAAAAGTTGATGAGTTTCACGGCCATTTATATGATGATGGATTGGATACTGGTTCATATGTTCCATTTGGAAATTTGGTTGGTTATTGGGGATTCAATGATGAGGTTGTAAATAGAACTACTAAGCTTGATAAAATAATAGAAGATAGGAGTGGTTATATTCATCACGCATATGGAAGTAATATATCATATACAGATGGTATAAAAACAACAGGCGATTTCCAATTACCATCTGGAACTAAAGCAACATTCAATGGTTCTGATTCTTATATTAGAATAGACCATAACAAAAATTATAACTTCTTCGCAACATCAGATTACTCAGTATCAATATGGGCAGTTTTACCAACACAACAAAAAGATGTTTCGAAAAATTATAATTCAATAGTATCTAAAAGGGGTACTAACAAAGAGTTTGGAGAAAATAGATATGCATACCCAACTCTGTTTAGAAGAAATAGAGAAACTCCAATATTTCCATTTGATATAGAAGTTCACAACCAAAATCAAAGTTCTAATAACGGAAAAGTTAGAATATCCTTATCAAACGGAAACACTAGTATCATTACAGATTCAACAACCAAAATAAATGATAATACGGCACATCATATATGTTTTAACAAAACAGGTTCTCATATGGAACTATGGGTTGATGGTGTTAAAGAAGTAACGGGTTCGTTACCAACTGATGATAGTGGTTCTATAACACTCAGAGGTATATCCAACGAATATGATATTTTGTTAGGTAGTAAAACCTTACCAGGTGGATTTGATGTATTATCAAGTCATAATTCACTTAGTGGTTCATTGGATGAGTTCCGTATATACAATAGGGGATTAACTAAATCTGAAATTGAAGGATTATCAAACAATGATTACCTAACTGGTTCAGCATATCAAACGAATGTAGTTGGTGAAGTATTTTACAATCACGGAATAATGGTAGTATCAGACCCAAGACCAAAATACAGATATGTTTGGACTGGGCAAACTGGTACGTGGGATTATGGTAATATTCAAAGTGGACAAGAGGGAATAGGTTCTAACTATGGTTGGCAAACAAAATATAAATCAACCAAACAACTACATGAAGTAAACATATTATGTGAAGTTGGTCAGAATGAATTTAACGTATCTCAAAACCCAACATTAAAAAAGAACAATGATGTTAATAGTTCGATACTAAAATCATTTGTTACAGGTTCTGATTTCAGAAACTACTTTACAACAATTGGATTATACAATCCAAATGGTGATTTAGTTGCAATTGGTAAACTAGCATCAGCTATTCAAAATAGAAGTGATGTAGATATAACTGTTAAGGTTAGATTAGATATGGATGGCCCGTTTGGAGCACCAGGCACTGGTTCTTTAATGAGTGGTAGAACTGCAACTATTACTGATATGGGTGATGGTAGATTCATTTGGAATAAGTTAGATAAACCTGATATTTTAGTTGATGGTAATTTTGGAGAAGCTTTTGATACTCAATCAATGGATGAAAATCAGTTACAGCAAGATAATGTTTTACCTGATGAAACCCCAACCGAACCTCCAGGAAAACCAACGAATAATCCAAAAGACCCTAATGTAAATTATGGTGGATACGCAAAATAAAAAAAAGAATAAGTTATGAATAAAAAAGGAAATTGGTCTCACATCCAAAAGATGAAGGGACACAAAAGTGGGTTGGAAACTCGCATAGATGAACAACTTAAAGCACAAGGTATTGATGGTGAATACGAAGAGCACGAAGTATCCTATACAATTCCAGCAACTACTCATTCTTACAAACCCGATTTTAGATTACCTAACGATATTTATATAGAATCTAAAGGATGGTTTTTACCCGAAGATAGAAAGAAGCATTTATTAATCAAAGAACAAAATCCTGATATGGATTTAAGGTTCGTATTACAATCCCCAAATGGTAAAATATACAAAGGTTCTAAAACCACATATGCACAATGGTGTGAGAAGAACGGATTCAAATGGGCAAAGAAAGAAATCCCACAAGAATGGATAGATGAAAAACCAACTAAGAAATTTTTTGGATAATTCAAATATTTTTTGTATATTTACTTTAATATGGAAGAAAGACTACTCTCTTTATTAGAATCTGTCTTAGGAAAAGCTAAGAAAACATCAGGTGATAATTATGCCTTTTGGTCACCATTTGTGAACCATCATAAACCTAAATTAGAGATAAACATTAAGTTAAACTCTAATGCAGATAACCCTTGGCATTGTTGGATTTCTGATGAAAAAGGTAAATCAATCCGTTCTCTATTTAGAAAACTTAAAGTATCTAAAGAGATTTGGGATGAACATAATTCTATTTTCAGTAGAAAATATAGATACAGAACTGATGTAACTACCGAAGAATCTAAGGTAGTTCAATTACCCAAAGAATATATTCCGTTATGGAAACCTTCCACATCCGTTATAAGAAAGCATGCGTTGTCTTATTTAGATAGAAGGGGTGTAACCTCATTAGAGATAATAAAGTACCAAATAGGTTATTGTGAAGAAGGCCCGTACAAACATAAAGTAATTGTACCATCTTATGATGAGTATGGTATGTTAAACTATTTTGTGGGTAGAAGTTTTTACGATAGTAGTTTTAAACATAAGAACCCAAATGTATCAAAAGATGTTGTGGGATTTGAGATGTTTATCAATTGGGATTTACCAATTGTTATATGTGAGGGGGCATTTGATGCTATGGCAATCCGAATGAATAGTATTCCACTATTCGGTAAATCACCACAATCAGAATTACAAAAGAAGATAATCAGTAAAGGTGTAAGAAAAGTGTATTTGGCATTAGATTCAGATGCATTTAAAAACTCACTTAGATTTGCAGAAGAATTAATGAACAATGGTATTGATGTACACATTGTTGAGATGGGAGATTCAGACCCATCAGAATTAGGTTTTGAAAAAATTTATAATGAAATAGGCAATACCGAATTACTTTCGTTAAGAAAGTTAATGGAGTATAAGTTATTAGGTGTATGAGAAAATCGAAGAGAATAAAGTATGATGGTACAATCAAAAAGATTTACCACATCGCTGATGTACATATCAGAAATTTAAAAAGACATAAAGAATATAGGGAAGTATTTTCCCATCTTTATGATTATATTTCCACTACAAAGACTGATGATTCCATCATTGTATTATGTGGAGATATTGTTCACGCAAAAACGGATATGACTCCTGAGGTTATAGAAATGACTCAAACATTTCTAAAAAACCTATCGGATTTATTACCAACAATTATGATACCAGGTAATCACGATGCCAATCTAAACAATCCAAATAGATTAGATGCATTATCACCAATCGTAAACGCATTGAATCATTCAAATCTACATTATCTAAAAGATGATGGAGTTTGGAAAATGGGTGGAATTTCCTTTTCACACTCATCTGTTTTTGGTGATGTAAAAGAGATTATCCCATCTGAAGAAGTGCATGGTGATTATAAGATTGCTTTATATCATGCTCCTGTAGATAAGGTAAAAACAGAATATGGGTTTCAATTAGAAAACAAAAACGTAAAGGTAGATTCATTCGATGGATATGATTTAGTTCTATTGGGTGATATCCACGTTCCAAATCAATCACTAAATGATGAGGGTACGATTAAGTATTGTGGTTCTACGATTATGCAGAATCATGCCGAAGCTAAATATCCTGAGCATGGTATTTTGGTATGGGATGTTGAAACCAAAGAATCAGAGTTTGTTCCGATTCATAACGATTATGGATATGTAACCTTAGATGTTGACAATGGTAAGTTGATAGGTAATCCAACGATACCTAACAAACCTCGTATGAGAGTTAGAGTAAAAGATACAACTCAATCACAACTAAAGAAAATTATATCAGAGGTTAAGATTGGTAGAAAAGTACAAGAACTAACGATTCAAAAAGTATTATCAGATAGAAAAGATTCTATTGGTGATTCAAACATTACATTACAAAACGTAAGAGATATTGGTTTCCAAAATAAAATGATGGAAAAGTATCTATCGGATAAGTACATCATCGCTGATGAACAAATGGAAGTGATACGAAACATCAATCAAGATATAAACAATAAGTTGGGTGGTGTTCACGGAATGAAAAACATTATATGGAAACCAAAAACATTTGAGTTCTCTAATATGTTTTCATATGGTACAAACAACATAGTTGATTTTTCACAAATGAAAGGAGCATATGGAATCTTTGCCCCAAACGCTAGTGGTAAATCATCATTATGGGATGCTCTATCATTCTGTTTATTTGATAAGTGTTCTCGTACAAATAAAGCATTAGATGTATTGAACTATTCTAAATCAAAGTTTGATTGTAAGTTTAACTTTGAGATTAATGGTATTGATTACTTTATAGAAAGAGTTGGTAAGAAATCGCCTAAGAGGGGAACTGTAAAGGTTGATGTAAACTTCTATAGGATAAACGAAGATGGTTCTACTGAATCTCTAAATGGTGAAGAGAGAAGAGATACAAACTCTATAATCAGACAGTATGTTGGTTCGTATGAAGATTTCATTCTTACAGCAATGTCTAATCAATCTAATAGTGGTGGGTTCATTGAGAAATCACAAAGAGAGAAGAAAGAACTTCTTGCTCAATTTTTAGATATGAATGTATTTGAAGAATTGTATCAAATAGCTAATGATGAGATTAGAGAGTTAAGTGCTTTACTAAAAGATTATAAGAATCAAAACTTTACTGATAAGTTAGTGGAAGCAAAAGAAGATTTACAAAAGAATGAAAAGGTACTAATTAAACATAATGATAAGTTATCTAAGTTAAAAGATAAAAGAAATCAGTTAAGAGAAACCAAAGATAATTTAGTATCAGATTTAAAACCTGTAGATGATACAATAATAGATACAAATTCTCTTAGAGAACTTAAAAAAGAATTAAAACAACAAATAGTAGATAAATCAAAAGAATGTAATGGGTATGTTACAGATATTGAAACTTTAACTAAAGATTTAGATAGAGTCAATGAAACATACACATCATATGATTTAAACCTTTTAAAACAAAATCACTTAAAACACCAATCCTATGTTAACAGATTGGAAGAGATTACTCATTCTTTAGATTCTATTAATACTGATATAGACCATAAAGAAGAACATTTAGAAGGAATTGGGCAGTTAACATTTGATGATAATTGTGAACATTGTGTAAAGAATCAAAATACACCATTCGCTAAAAAATCAAAAACATTATCTGATGATATCGAAAAGTTAAAACTAAAATCAAATAGATTAAGTGAAGAAATCATCGATATGAAATCGGAAATGTTTAAGTACGATGTTAGAGAAGTGTTGGTTACAGTTCAAGAACTGAAAACACAATCCGATGATTTAACTAATCAAATAGAAAAATTACAATTAACAAATAAATCTTGCAACTTAGAACTATCAGAGTTAAAAAGTAAATTAGATTCAACAGAAAATAATATAAATAAATCATTAGAACAAAAAGCATCAGTAAAGCATAATACAAAGATACAACAAAAAATTGATAAAGCAAAAGATTCTTTAGATAATTTAGATGTTGATATTTCTAACTTAAATGATGATATAATTGATATCAATGGTGATATTCGTATTTCAGAGAATGTAATACAAACTGTAAATGATTCTATCGATAAGTTAGAAGAGATGGAACAAAAGTATGAAGGATATGAATACTACTTACAATGTGTTAGAAGAGATGGAATCCCATATGAATTAATCTCAGAGATACTTCCTAAATTAGAAGTAGAGATTAATAATATATTACAACCAATTGTAGATTTCCAAATCCTTCTAAATACAGATGGTAAGAATATTAATTCATATATTGCATATGGAACTGAAGAATATTGGCCATTAGAATTGACTAGTGGGATGGAAAAGTTTATTTCATCAGTAGCCATCAGAACGGCATTGGTAAATGTATCAAATTTACCCCGTCCAAACTTTATCGCAATTGATGAGGGGTTTGGTTCATTAGATACTGATAACTTTAATTCTTTATATTTATTATTTGATTACCTGAAGAATCAATTTGATTTCATAGTTACTATATCTCACATTGATAAAACGAGAGATATGGTAGACCAAATTATAGATATTACAAAATTAGGTGGATTTTCATCAATTAGATATTTATAGTTATAGTAAAGAAATATATGGGAGTAATGAATGTCCTTAGTTTATAAAAGTTCGGTACGAGATAACGTAACAGATATACAAACATACATTGTTGATAATACGCCAAAATCAACAAAGTATTTTAGAGTTTCTGACGTACCACAAGTTTTACAGAAAGGTAAAAACCTTTTAAGAATTACTGCGCATCCAACAAATTTGGTACCTGGTACTCAAGTTTATGTTGATGTTAGAGATTCTAATGGGAATCCTATATACTATGAGATACCTGATTACTTAGAAAACGATAAAAGTAGGGTTATATCTATTTGGGTTTATCACGACAAAGGTGAAGATAACACTCCAAATGGTGAAGCTACAATTACATTAGTGGGTATTGCTAATGTGGATATGGATGGAAACCCATTACCACAAAAACATAGAGGTAAATTAAATGTAAAGTGGCAAACTACTGTTACTGTTGATAGGGAGCGAGATAATACATCTGAAATTATTTTTGACCCTAATGTAATTCCTTCATTAATAGTTTCTCAAAGTGTTGAAGCATACCAAAACCAACCTCAATCAGGAGATGGTTTAAATTTAACAAGCCAAACAGGTAAAGTACAATACATATTTAAAGGGGAAACTCCCATAATAGAAATCAAAGATTCAGGTACATTGAATGGTGAGATGGTTGGTGGTTCTATCATACTAAATAACTTCACCAAACCAGCCGAACCAATATCTAATATTGAAAACCCATTAAGTTCTACATTCTTTAGTTCATCTATTAAAGAAGTATTAACGAATAAAGTATTAAAACCAACTACAAACTTTACAACATCATTTAGCGATAGAGCAGATTTAACTCATACATTTGATTTTGTAAGTGAAGCTGATTATAAAATTGAATATATTCAAACTGGTTCAAATGTAAATACAGAGAACAAACGAAACTTTGCAAACATAACTTTAAACAACATAGACCCTATAACTGGTGTTGTTGATAAAATAAAAATATTACATAAATCTGATGGATTGCCAGGTGATTTTGAATTATTAAATGAAGTAGAAGTTCCATTCAGTTCTTCAGCAAGTATCAAAGTACCGATACCATCTAAAAACTTAAAAGACCCTAAGATATTAAAATTATTATATCTAAACTCTGAAGGTAGTATATCAAGAACCCAAACACTATCTAAACCATTTGTGTTTGATGGTGATAATGTTTACATTGGTGGTTCTGAAAACTTAATTAGTGGTTCTATCTATATATCAAACACATTGGGAACTGGTATTGAGATTGGTGGTGCTAGTAGTGGATTCATCCGTTCAGTTGGATTTGATGGACAAACCTCAGCATCTTTAGGTAAAGCGCCAGGTGGATTTGTAATCTATAGTGGTTCTGGTAACTTAAAGATGGGTGAAGATTTCTTAAATGGTGTTGGTATGCAGTTTATCGGTGATAATGATGCAAGACACCTTATCTTTACAACTGATGATGGCGGTTTATTAGATGTTAAAACTGATAAGTTTTTCATAGGTACAGAAAATACACAATTTATAAGTGGTTCTGATGGAGCTATAGAAATTAGTTCTTCAATATTCCACTTAAATCCTTCTGCTAATGGTGGGGCGGGTAGTTTGGTTATTGGAGCAAACGCAACAATTAACGCAGATTTAACAGTTGATAATCTTAGAACACCCGCATCAATTGGTGGAGTTGCCTCAACTGAAACAAACTCATCATCATCTATAAAAGCAGATGGTTTCGCAAGATTCGTATCAGCATCAATTGGTGGTTGGGGAATAACTACCTCATCAATCGAAGGTGGAAACCTTTTGATGAAACCAGAAGGTATCTTACAGACAAGAGATTTCGCTAGTGGTTTAAAAGGTTGGAAGATTTCATCCGAAGGAAACGGAACGGCAGAATTTGAAAATATTAGAATAAGAGGTACATTAAGAACAACTACCTTTGAGAAAGAATCGGTAAATGCAGTTGGTGGACAATTATGGGTTGCTAACGCTACTACCATTACAGGTTCTATAACAGCAACAGATACAACAATGTCTGTTAAGAATGCTAGTGGATTTTCCGCAGGTGAAATACTTTTGGCTAAAAAAGTAGATAATACTGGATTCCAAACAGAATATCTTTTATTAGAATCAGCATCAGTTGAGGGTGATAACTCAAATGAAGATGAAACTTTTGGTAGAATATATGTACAACGAGCATATGGTAGTGGACAGCAAGGTGATTTCGTTGGTGATTTAGCATCTTCAGCTCAAGCTTATGAAGATGGACAGGTAGTTGTATCGACTGGTAAATTAAACACTGGTTATATCAAAATGAATGCCAATCCAAATGATACGGCAACACCATTTATTGATATAGTAGAAAGAACGGGTAGTGGATTATACGATGTGGCTTTGAAAGCTAGATTAGGTGATTTAAGTGGATTAGCTAATTCAACTTATGTATTTGGAAATCCTAATCCTGGTTTTGGATTAGCAACAGATAACGTATTCCTACAAGGTGGTATAATAGCAAGAACAGGTTCCATTGGTGGAATCAATATGGATGATGGTAAATTATTTACTGGAGCCGGTAATTACAACAATTCAAACACTGGGTTCTATGTAGATTCAGGTTCTAATTTCTCATTAGGTAATAAATTATCTTGGAATCCATCAACATCTACACTAACAATTGTTGGGCAACTAAACTTTGCAGATGGAACATCAGTAGAAACTGCTATTGAAAATATAGCAACGGGTTCTGCGGGAAGAACAGTAGAATTATCAGCTGATAAATATGTTATTACATTTGATTCGGATGGTAACGAAGACCCTGCGGCTCAATCAATAACACTAACCGCCACAGCACAAAACTTTGGTTCTGATACTGTATATTATGAATTTTATAAAGATTCTACACTACAAGGAAGTAGAAGTACAACAAACACATTTACTGTTGATACTGTAGCAGAAAAACCAACTGCCTCTACTCCAAAAACATATGAAGTAAAAACATTTACAGGTTCTTCTGGTGGAACATCCCTAACTGCAGATTCTTTAACATTATTCGGTATTCAGCCAGGTTCTGATGGAACTGAGGGGCAAGATGCAGTAACTACATTTTTAACTAATGAAGCTCATACACTACCATTAAGTAGTTCTGGTGTGATTCAATCATACGCAGGTGCTAATACTCAAATAAAAGTATTTGAAGGTATAACAGATTCTACATCAAATTATACATATACCGAAAGTTCACCATCATATATGACGGTAGTATCTTCATCAAATACATTTACTATAACAAATACAACAACCCCACATAGTGGTTCAGTAACAATCACCGCAGTATCGGAAAGTGTATCACTTTCTAAGATAATGTCGGTTGGTGTAAGTAGACAGGGAGATGATGGGGATGATGGAACGCCAGGTGCAAACGCTAAAACATTAAGTATAACCGCAGATTCCCAAGTGTTCGCATTTGTATCTGCATCAGCAACAAATCCTGAAGATAACACTATTGAATTATTTATCAATCAACAAAATTTAGGAGAAACCATTACAGCAAGTGATGTTACGATGGTAGATACTGATGGTGGTTCTTTGACTGTACCAACATTTGCTCCTACAACATTATTAAATAGTACTGGGGTAATTAGTGGTAGTTTAGTATTTGGAACAAATACACCAAATGGTTCTAATAAAAATAAATTCCCAATTACGATTAGTGTATCAAAAAATGGTTTAACCGATTCATTCAAAGTATTTGCATTGGATGGTGGAGCCGATGGTGAGGCTGGAGCAGATTCTGTTCAAGTAATTCTTAGTAATGAATCACACACATTAGCCGCACAGCCAGATGGTACGGTAATCTCATTTTCAGGCGCGGAAACCGATATAACTGTATTCGAAGGTATTACAGATAAAACTTCAGCTTATACAATTAGTAGAACAAATGGGTCGGGTGTATCAACAAATCTTATAGGGGATAGTGGTACATATTCATCTGGAGATTCTAACGCAAGTGTGGTTGTAACGGGAATGACTGAAGATAGTGGTTCGGTTACAATTGGAATAGCTAGTGGTAGTATTGCCATTGATAAAGTAATGAGTTTAACCAAAGCTAAGCAAGGACAAGATGGTGATAAGTTTGCTGATACTTCAATTACAACAACAATAAACTTAACAACATTACAAAGAGATGATACACTAACATTTACAGCAGATACTGGATTAGCTTGGACTGCAGGATTAACAGCAGTTCTTTCTTACGATAGTTCTAATTTTGTAAATGGTACGGTAAACTCATACAACTCAGCCAATGGTGCGATGTCGTTGAATGTAGATACAATTACTGGTGGTGGAACACAAACGACATGGTCGTTAAATGTTGGTGGTGTAGCAGGTCCACAAGGTTTAAGTGGAGCTAATGCTAAAAATATTGTAGCATCTGTAGATTCGCAAGTATTTTCATTCCTAAGTGCGAGTGATAACACTGCAGAACCAACATCTGTTATATTCTCATTCAATCAACAAAACTTAAACAACGTTACGATTGGTAGTGGTGATATCACAATTACAGGCGCTGATGGAACAAACATCACTAACTTT